GATCAGTAGAAACTTTATATGAAGGAGTTTATGTAATGGGTGCTAATAAATTGCTAAAATGGGAAATGGCTAAAAATATGATGCGTCCTAAAAGCGATTACACTAAAGTTAAAATGAATTATGCTATTTGTGCGCCTAGAATGTACGAGGGTAGAATAGAATCGTTAGTAAAACGTATAACTGGTTTTGCTGATATGATTCAATTAACCCATTTAAAACTTCAACAAGTATTATCACGTATGGTCCCAGATGGCGTTTATTTAGATGCTGATGGTCTTGCTGAAATAGATTTAGGTAATGGAACTAATTATAATCCGCAGGAAGCGTTAAACATGTTCTTCCAAACTGGTAGTGTTATTGGAAGAAGTTTTACTTCAGATGGTGATATGAATCCAGGTAAAGTTCCTATTCAAGAAATAACTAGCGGTGGTGGTGGAAATAAAATGCAAGCTCTTATAGGTAATTATAATTATTACTTACAAATGATAAGAGATGTAACTGGATTAAATGAAGCTAGAGACGCGGCAACTCCAGACCCTAAAGCTTTAGTGGGTGTACAAAAAATGGCAGCGGCAAATAGCAATACCGCAACAAGACACATATTACAAGCTGGATTATACTTAACAGCAGAAGTAGCAGAATGTTTATCTCTTAGAATATCAGATATTATAGAATATTCTCCAACAAAAGATGCTTTTATACAATCTATAGGTGTACATAATGTTGGGACTTTAGAAGAATTAACAGAATTACATCTTTATGATTTTGGTATATTTTTAGAATTAGCACCAGATGAAGAAGAAAAGGCTATGCTTGAAAACAATATACAAGGAGCTTTAGCACAGCAAAGTATAGAATTAGAAGACGCTATTGATTTAAGAGCAATTAAAAATATTAAATTAGCTAATCAATTATTGAAAATAAGAAGAAAAAAGAAGCAAGAAAAAGATCAGCAAATGCAGCAGGAAAATATGCAAGCACAAGCTGCGGCTAACGCTCAAGCTCAACAAGCAGCCGCTCAAGCTGAAATTCAAAAAAATCAAGCTAATGCACAAACAACTATACAAGTTGAAACTGCTAAAAATCAATTAGAACAACAAACTAATCAACAAGAATTTGAACTTAAAAAAGCTTTGATGGATCACGAGTTTCAATTAAATCTACAATTAAAACAAATGGACGTAGATTCTATTGATAAGAAAGAAAAAATAAAAGAAGATCGTAAAGACGAAAGAACAAGAATACAAGCTACACAACAAAGCGAACTCATAGAACAAAGAAAAACAGGTCGACCTCCTAGAAATTTTGAATCTGTTGGAAACGATGTGTTAGATGGAGACTTTGGTATGGATCCTTTTAACTTGTAAATTTATTAATTATTATTATATTATATTATGGAAGAAAACAATGAAAATGTAATTGAAGAAATTACACAACAAACAAATCAAGGAGACCCAGGTGATGAACACGTGGAAAAAATTGATAAAAGTAAGTTTGAATCTGCAGGTGACGATAGTGTTATAAAAGTAGATTTAAGTAAACCGCCAACACCAAAAGAAGAACAAAATGAAACTAAAGAAGATAACGCTGACGACAGCGGAGTGGTTGCAGAGCCTGAAAATGCCGATGCCCCACAAAAACAAGAAGAAATACAACCGCAAACAGAAACACAAGCAGTTCCACAAGTAGAAGAGATCACAGCAGAAGAGCAAATTCAAGTACAAGAAACAGCTCAAGCTGTGGAACAAGCGGTTACTGAATCGCAACAAACTGGAAAACCACTACCAGAAAATATTCAAAAATTAGTTGATTTTATAGATGAAACTGGTGGTGATTTAGAAGATTATGTAAAACTAAATAAAGATTATAGTAAATACAATCCAGTAGATTTAGTAAGAGAATATTATGCTCAAACAAAACCACATCTTTCTCATGAAGAAATAGCCTTTGTTATGAACGATCAGTTTGGTTATAATGAAGATGAAGATGAGGAAATAGACATAAAAAGAAAACAATTAGCTATGAAGGAGCAAGTTGCTCAAGCAAAAAGCTATTTGGAAGGACGAAAGTCCAAATATTATAGCGATCTAAAAGCTGGTGTTAAGTTAACTCCAGATCAGCAACAGGCCATAGATTTCTATAAAAGTTACGCAAACGAAACGGCACAAGCGCAGAAGCAGGAAAAAATATTAGATGAATCTTATATCCAACAAACATCAAATTTGTTTAACGATCAATTCAAAGGTTTTGAATATAAAATCGGGGATAAAAGATTTAGATATAATATTAGTAATGCAAATGATGTTAGAAACGCTAATGATCAAGTAAACGATTATATAGAGAGTTTTGTAGATCCAAAAACTGGAAGATTTACAAACGCTCAAGAGTTTCATAAACAACTATACACAGCAATGAATGCTGATGCAATCGCTAATCACTTTTACGAGCAAGGTAGAGCGGATGCTATGAAAAATAGTATCGCAAAGTCTAAAAACATCGATATGAATCCTCGACAACAACATGGAGAGGTTAAAACCGGTGGCCCGCAAGTTAGAGTTTTAGGTGATAATGTTGCTAGTTTTAAAATTAAGAACAATAAATTTAAACAATAACAATTTAAAAATTAAAAATTATGGCAATTTCAAATCCGGGACCTGGTCATTCGGGAACCGCAGGTAGTTTGAATAGTGTACCTGCTTCACAAAAAGCATTACTATCTTCAAACTATATAGATTTTACCGCAGACGGAAACGACTGGGGTCAACAATATGTACCAGACTTAATGGAGAAAGAAGCTGAGGTATTTGGTCCTAGGACTATATCTGGTTTCCTTTCACAAGTTGGGGCTGAAGAAGCGATGTCTTCTGATCAAGTTATTTGGTCTGAGCAAGGTCGTTTACATTTATCTTATATAGGTAAATATGATACTAATGAATGTACGTTTACAGTTACTACTGATATTGATGGTAATGCGTTAACTACAACTCATGGTGTTAGAATTAATGATATGGTAGTTGTTGCAACTGCTGAAGGTACAATAAAATGTTTTGTATCTGCTGTTTCAGGTGCTGTAATAACAGCTTTACCTTATGAGGTTGCAACTACTGATGCTGCTACTGCGTTTTCTGATACAGGTGTTCCATCTGCTGCAAACGCTACATTATTAGTTGTTGGTTCTGAATTTGGTAAAGGTAAGCAAGGTCAAGGTGCAACTACAGCTACTGTTAACAATGGTTTTGGTGCTGTTAAACCAACTCACACATCATTTACTAACAAACCAATTATAATGAAAGATTACTATGAGATCTCTGGATCTGATGCTTCTCAAATTGGTTGGGTTGAAGTTACTGGTGAAGACATGGGATCAGGTTATTTATGGTACTTAAAAGCTGAAGGTGACACTAGATCTCGTTTTTCTGACTACGTAGAAATGTCTATGTTAGAAGCTGTTAAAGGTGTTGAGGGTGCTTCTACAGCCGACGGTTCAATTAACGGTGCTGCTGAGACTTTTGGTACTGAAGGTTTATTTGCCGCTGTGGAAACTAGAGGTAATATTACTACTGGAATTACTGGTGTTAACGCTGCAACTGATTTAGCTGAGTTTGACGCTATTTTAGCTGAGTTTGATTCTCAAGGCGCTATTGAGGAAAACATGATGTTTGTAAACAGAGCTACTTCGTTAGCAATAGATGACATGTTAGCTTCTATGAATTCTTATGGTGCTGGTGGTACTTCTTATGGAGTGTTTGATAACTCTGAAGACATGGCTTTAAACTTAGGTTTTTCTGGATTCCGAAGAGGTTCTTATGACTTCTACAAATCTGACTTTAGATACTTAAACGACAAAGCTACAAGAGGTAGTATTAATTCAAGAGATGCTGTTGCTCCACTTAGAGGTATTATTATTCCTGCTGGAACTTCAACTGTATATGATCAATCATTAGGAAAGAACCTTAAACGTCCTTTCTTACACGTTAGATACAGAGCTTCTGCAACAGAAAGTAGAAAAATGAAAACTTGGACTACTGGTTCGGTTGGAGCTACTACTTCTGATTTAGATGCGATGCAAATCAACTATTTAACAGAAAGATGTTTAGTTACTCAAGGTGCTAATAACTTTATGTTAATGAAGTAAACAATTTTTAAAAGGAGAGGGCGGCATGCATGTAAACGCTCTCTGCCCTCTCTTTTTATTTTATTAATTTTATTATATATTATATTATGGCAAAGAAAAAATGGAGACTCAAGCTCCTAAAAAAAATACTTGGGAAATAAAAGATAGACAATATTTTTTAAGAAAAGGAAATAAACCTTTATCTTATACTATTAAATCAGCTAATATATATTGGTTTGACGAAGAAAAAGGTTTTGAAAGAGAATTAAAATATTGTCAAAATCAAAAAACTTGTTTCGTTGATGAAATGAAAGGAGATCAAAGGTTAGAACATATTACATTTAGAGCTGGAATATTACAAGTTCCTAGAGAAAAAGTTGTATTGCAAAAATTATTATCTCTATATCATCCTCATAGAAACAAACTTTTTCATGAGTGGAAACCGGAAGTTGAGGCTATGAGTGAAGTTGAGTCTTTAGAGTTAGAAATAGAAGCGCTTAATTCTGCTAGAAACCTAGATATAGACATGGCAGAAGCTGTGATGCGTGTTGAGGTTGGCTCTAGAGTTAATGAGATGAGTTCTAAGGAGCTTAAAAGGGATTTGCTACTATACGCTAAACGAAATCCTAAATTGTTCTTAGAGTTAGTTAATGATGACAACGTAGCTCTTAGAAATTTTGGTATTAAAGCTACTGAAATGAAAATAATAAAACTGTCTCAAGATCAAAGAACTTTTTCATGGGGTTCTAATGATAGAAAACTAATGAATGTTCCGTTTGATGAACACCCGTATTCAGCTTTAGCTGCTTGGTTTAAAACTGATGAAGGTATGGAAATATATGCAAATATAGAAAAAAGATTAAACAATTAATCAAACTGTAGAAGCGGTCGCTCTACGGGGCGATCGCAAACTACAAATTAAAAAAATATTATGGCAGTAAATATAGATACAGTATATCAAAAAGTATTAGCTATGGCTAATAAAGAGCAGAGAGGGTATATCACACCCCAAGAATTTAATTTATATGCCGACCAAGCTCAAATGGATATTTTTGAGCGTTACTTTCACGATATAAGACAAGCCGAAACCAGACCATCTGGTAGCACGGAATTTTCTGATTCTTTAGATATACTAGAAGAAAAACTTAGTATTTTTCAAGTTAATGATGAATATGTATATCCAACTAATACAAAAGGAATGGTAACTTTACCAACAGATTTATATAGATTAGGTGAGGTAACTTTTGTAAGAGGTGATGAGGAAAATAATGATTTTCAATATTTAGAAATAGAAGTTGAAGAAATTAAGAAAAAAGATATAGGTCCAATGCTTCACTCTATACACACAAAACCCACGTTAAGACGCCCAGTGTATGTTCGATTAAATAACTCAACTATACAAGTATATCCACATATTAGATATGGAAATGATAGTGAAACTTGGAGTGAATCTATACATAATAGACTTGGTCCAGCGTTATATTTTACTGTTGGTGGTAATGTTACGACAGTAAGTGGATCTACAGATGTTGTTTTTACAAATAGTGCTGATCTTAGTAAAATAACTTTATACTCTAATATATCTGGTAAAGCAGCTAAAATAATACATCCTGATATACCCGCTAATACTTTTGTAACTAAACCTGTTCCTAAAGCTAGTACAGATAAAACAATTACTATCGATACCGCGGCATCAGCAGGTAGTAGTGATAAAGATGCATATTTTGCTTTGTCAAACACGCGATGTAATTATATTAAAAAACCAACAACACCTAATTGGGGTTATACGGAAATAAATGGAACAGCGTTATATAATAGTGGTATTTCTATAAATTTTGAATTACATGCATCTGAAGAATCAACTTTAGTTTCTAGGGTATTACAATTAGCAGGTATAACTTTAAAAGATAATAATTTATTACAAATAGGGGGAGCAGAAGAAGCTAAGTTAATACAAACACAAAAACAATAAAACATGTCAAAAATAAGAGGATTATCAGATAATGAGTGGCACGGAACAGATAATAGTGACAACTGGGTTAGACATCATAACAGTGTATATAATTATAGTTTTTTATCGCTAGATGATATAATAAATCAATTTATTGTTGTTTACGTTGGTGATGATAAAATAATACCAAAAGCAAGAAGAGTAGATATAGCTTTTCATGCTCAAAGAGCTTTGCAAGAATTAAGTTATGACACTTTAAAATCAATACTATCTCAAGAAATAATCGTACCAGCTTCTTTAAAAATGGAACTACCGCACAATTATGTTAACTATGTAAAATTAACATGGTCAGATACTAGTGGTATAGAGCACGTTAT